GTGGAGGAAACCTTGACTCCCGTCGTTCCCGAAAAAACTGGTGTTATATTTCAGCATTTCCAACTCTAAGCGGATCAGGGATTCGCCGTCAGTCACATGATTATCAATGAGCGTTTGTGTTTTAAGCGGTATTTCTTCACCGTCGATAACCACACATACGTATGCCATCATCTTCAGCATGGCTTCTTTGCTGACCTCGTAATTACCAATTTTAGGTGCATTGGATAACGGGTACTTGGCTAAGATTTCGCGCCCAACCGTAGCGGGTAGTCGACTAATTACAAATGATTTTTCAATACCATCAACATCTTTGATAGCAACTTCTTTAGGCTTAATTAGCATAGTGAACACCAATAAAAAAGGCGGGATCCCCCGCCATAATTTGAAATAAATTAACGTACTCGCGTGCTATCGAAATCCTGAAACACAAAGGTATAGGCTTTGGATTTCAAACGCCCCGCGGAAGCCGCTGAGTTACCACGGCTCCCATTGGTAATTTTGCCATTACGCGCCGTGACCGTTGAACCATCACCATAAGACGCCACAAAGGTAATGATATCCCCAGCATGTCGACGCCCTTTTTTAGCGGTATTAGCCTCGAGCAAAATAGACAGATTCTGATCTTCTTCACTACCTGCTACGACGTTAATTGTGACGGTTTGTGGTGTTGGAGTGGACCAACTCACCAAGTTACCGTTAATATCCATGCCCGTTTGTGCGATATCGACCGCGGGTAAATCCAGCGGATCCGCATCGTCAGCAAAGGCGGTAATTAAAATCCCTGTGGGAAATGTTTTGTTGGCTTGAATAATAAAACTCAAACCGGTTGCAGATACATCATGCATGTTCTACTCCTAGACTAAATTATGAGAACCTTCGACTTTGCGAACCCAATCGCCTTTGCCATAAATCAATACGTATTTCATGACATACTCAGGCAGACCACTTTTTCCTGTATTTTCAACAATCTGTGCGTTATACCAATAGCCTTTATCTTGTACGTCATACCATGCGAGGTCATCACCGGACGCGTCCGCAATGGCGAGTTTTTGCGCATCTGTCAATGTTTTCCCGGCTAAAATCGTGCCATTATTAATCGCCTTTGTGACCGCACCAGCAATCACCATTAACGCTCGTGCTTCACCGTCTTTATTCGCTGGAACACCGCGTGTTGCCAACAGCAAGCTAAACCACTGCTGAGCAATATAGGCTTTTAACCACTGTTCATTGGCGTGCACACTCATATCTAATGGGTTTGATGCTCCACCGCATAAGAAGCCTCGCTGATAAAAACGAATTTGTGAGCCTGCTATCGCGGTTTCACCGTAATAATTCACACGCAACTTATCGAATCGATCAGCCGCTTTATCCGTGGTCACTTGTGCTGGGAATGTCACTCCGAGTTGGCGAAACATATAGTTTGTCGTGGCGTTAGTCCGGTCATAATCGGTCGCCGCCATCACCGCCATAGGTAACGATTGAATAAAGTGAACGTTGTCCGTTTTTAGGTTCAAGCCCACAGACGCAGTGTCCATTAAAGCCGCGCTGAAATCTTCAACCTGCTTTTCACTAACGTTAATGTGTAACTGGTATTTGACGTTCTCACCCGATACATACTGCGCTAATGGCACTGCTTGCTCTAACGTCAGTTCAGCTAAAAAGGTGGCACTCCCAAATGAGTCCGACACTTGCTCTGCCACAATAAAGGCTTCCAGCGGTGTTTGTGCAGGGTTACCTTCAGATGCGCTACCTGAAGACAGCCCCATGGCATCAGCCAGCACGGAATAATCAACGTGGATAGAAGCACTCTCTTGCACTCCTCCACTGAGTTCAAAAGCACTCTCTAATGCATTAAACGTCAAGTAACTGCTGGAAAATTGCGGTTCCTTTTCTGCATTGAGTTTCGTTTGAATGATGGACGCAATATCCGCATAAGATTTTGCTTCCGATAAATCAATGTCTTTATAGTTTTTGGTCACAGTACCGATAGTGACAGAGAGAGTGCCATCGGCAATCGCGCTTAAGTCCGCTAACGCTGCCGCTTTAACACCAAACAGTGTAGGCATCCGCCCTACTGGTTCATAAGACGCAATTTGTAATTCTTTTGGCTTACTCACGGGAGCAGGACTGACATAGCTAAAATATTGTCGAGCAAAATGCGCTTCTGGAGAATCAACACCCAGAAATTCATCGACTTGACCATTTGCAAATTCAAGCACTTTACCCGCTGGAATTTTAGGATTGGTAGAAAATAAACGAGCAGTTAGTTTACGCATCGGAACAGAAGACGCGCCAACAACCGCCGATGCGATATCAACGTATCGAGTTTGTTTAATTGGCATAGTAAAAACCTTATATGCGATGGATATCAGGATAAAGTGCACTAATGGCAGCTGTATCAGGGAAAAGAGAACGTTTAAAGGTCACATTAAAATCAAATGAAGGATTTTGTTCGTAATCACCATGTTCGTTCACAGAGTAAGGTTGGCGAACTGACGTTGCTCGCTGCACGCCAATACCTTGCTTTCTCAGCGTGGTGGCAAAAGGTAGCGAATTGACAATCATTCTGACAATAGCCGCGATATCAGTGGACGTATAATGTTCTATTTGAGTCACAAATACTTGAACTTGATACGTTTTTTCAGATAACTGATGTTCTTGGTGACCCGCTTTATTACCTTGAACGTGATAGGTTCTACTTTGCCAACCGTGACCGTGTTCATTTATGGGAAAAAAGACCACCATATTATCTTCACGGTCTTGCTTGATAGACGGAAAACCCGCTTTAACGGGGATCTCGATGCCGACTTCTTTCAGCTGCATCAAGATTTGTTTTTGAATAGCTATTTCAACATCATAATCTTTCATAAATTTCTGTCTCTATACAAAACATTGATTTACAACCATTTCATTTTCAATTCGTATCACCCGCACATCATGTTTCGACCGTTAACAACTGAAAACCGGGTGATAAGCCACGCTGTATGGCTTGAATATCGTGTATACCCAAAAGCCCTCATTTGAGGGCGTAAAAAAGATGGCGTTAATCAAACAGTAGTCAGGCGGTTGGGCCAAATAGGTCAGCGTCTGTGTTCGTCGTATCGACTGAATTCCCTTTGATTTGAGATGATTAACCTAGCAACTGATATTTGACGGGAAGCACATGTCGAATCGCCACACTCATTGTATTGAGCTATCTCCCACCGCTTAGCCCGATGAATTTAGGTGAGAAAACAAAATTTGGGATAATTGGCGTTTATCTGCTGGTATCTCACTTCACTGGGTACTACAAGGTTACATCCCACTCACCGAATGACATGGGTAAAACCTTGCATATTGGTTATTGGATACACTGCATTTTTATGTAATCTTGCAAACCTAAGATGATTTGAGTTGACTCCGCAATTCGCTCTCTGAGTAACCAATAATTTCGGATAGCGGCGTCATCAGGTCGGGCGGTGGTTGCATCATCCAAGCCGGAGGCGGTAGTGCCTTCGGATTTTTTACAACTGGCTTTGATGTACACCCGCTCAGGATGACGCTCAGCAGCAATACGCAACTGGTCAATTTCAATCTGTGCATTGGCTAATTCCTGAGTATGCTTAATATCCAGCTTATGAAGGGATTGGACGCGCTCTTGGAAATCTTCATTGATTTTGATTTGCTCTGTAAGTTCAGCCAGCAACCTAGCATTTTGGGTGTGTAATTCCTCTATCCTTTCATGCTGCTTCCACATCCCCCATACGGCCACCCACGCGGCAATAAATAGCAATGCTCTCGCTGTATTCATGACAATTACCGTCTAGAAAATTAAAAGTTAACTTGTCGCCCTTTGTAATGTTCGAATGCCTTCAAGCAACGTTTTTCTAAACTGGTTTTGTCAATAGCGCACGTGTTGTCAGTAAGCAGGTATACGCCCGAAACAATGAACACCATGAAATAAATAACAAAACCAGCAATAACCACTACAGCTTTCCATGACATATAGCGGCCTCCACTTCTCGGCGACTAACCAACCCACGCCACACTTTACCACCCACGTAAACCCATCTTTTTAACTCTTCACAAGCGCCATATTGATCACCTGCATTAAGCTTTTTAAGCATGGTTGATTTAGCGAATGCGCCGGTACCCACATTGAAAGCAAATGAATATAGTGCCGCTTTTGTGTGTTCGTTGATGGGAACTTTGATTAGCCGGTCGACCTGCTGTTTGGTTCTCATGAAATCCCGTTCTAACAGCTCGTTGCACTCTTCTTTTGAATAAACTTTATTAGGAACAATGTCTTTCCCTGTATGCCCATAGCAGACCGTTAATACCCCGCCGACATCTTCATAAGGCTCATATCTAACCCCTTCAAAATGCGCAATCACGGTTAAAGCGATAGCCGATGCCCCTGCACCTACAAGCACAGTTAATTTTTGTTTGAGTGACATTAGATATCCTTAGGCGCTTTTGCCATAAGTTCAGCCGCTATTCGTGCTGTCGCAGAGGGATTTTGTGGATCGGTTTTATGTACCAGTTCTTCAAATAAACGCGTTCGTTTTCGCTGCTCTCGTCGATTCATAAAGAAGGTGGCGAGTCCAAGAATGATGCTAAACGCCATCCCGATAATAAAGCCCCACTCATACAGCGATAAGCTTGCAAAGAATGCTGTAAGCCCAGCACTGCCGTAGGCTGCGTTGCTGTATTTATCCATACGCATAATCCCACCCCCTACGGAGTGCCCGAAATTAAAAGTTTTTGGGGATTTCTGTTTTTTCGCCCTCATTTGAGGGGATAAAAGAAGAAGTGATTATTTGAAGCATGATTTAGCTCATACAGGCTGTTCCGTGCTACCAGAACTTTTTCAGCGTGTTATAGGTATTGTGAAGGCAGTCTTTCGTCAGTTTGAGTTTGCGCCATGCCTTATCAAGCATCTGTTACCTGCGGCTAATTTCCCCACAATGAGAACCCTACTCGCTTTAATGCCGCTATGTGCAAGATAGAAGCTAGCAAATAGAGTTTTCATTGCCTAGAAAGCAAAAAAGCCACCGAGGTGACTTTTAAATAATTTCGTGAAAAACAGGTCTATTTAACATTATAGCCCTTACACGCCCCGCGATTTTTGAACTCAATTAAAATGTCACCTCAAACAGCTAAAAATCACTATCTTCTAGGCTATTTTTACTGTTTATCGCGAACAACATTTTATTAACAAATCGTCACTATTGCTGTTTAACTAAAAACCGGAGCGTAAGGTTTATTTTTGATAGTTTTTTTGCGGTCCCCAAAAAGAAAAGGCCCTCAAACTGAGGGCCTTTGCCATGGATAGAACACCATTTTTATCAGATTAACACACATTTTGCGGTCGCACTAATTTCAGCGTATCGATTGAGTGTTTTTTATACAGAATATCTATATCTAATTGAATATTAAGTGCTTCTAAGAAACCCAAAACAAAACTTTCAGCAATTTGCATCTGCCTTCGCACCTCATCTTCTCGGATTTTGAACTTACGCCCAACGGCACGTTTAGATTTGCCCTTGATGTAATATTCTTCAAGATAAGCGCGCTCACGTTCCATACCGACGGTTGAAAGTTTAGCGACACATAAGTCAATGACTAAACCGTCCTCATCACTACACGACAGCCTATTACCGCTAGATCTCGGTGAATAATCGCTAAAGCCAGCCGCCACTGTTGACCAACCTAACGCTGCATAATGATTACCAGCAGACCAGCCGCCCCAATGTGTCAAAATTTTCTGTATATCTCTGTTCATAGTTTCCGACCTGTGTTTTTCTGTACCAATTGCCCCAATTTCAGGCATCGATAACGACAAAAAGCATTTGGTTAACTGAAGCAAGTAAAAATAACTCATTGAGCAACTAGACAACCCATGACAACCTAGACAACCTATTTCTATTAATACTTTTTTAGCGCCGATATACTTATATGTGTATCGTTTTTTAAACGGTTGTCTAGGTTGTCTAGGTTAACTAATTAATGAATTATCAATATGTTAAAAGCAGACAACCTCGCGCTTATAGGTTGTCTAGGTTGTCTAGGTTGTCTTATTCGCAAATAAATACACGTTGCTGCTTACCTTCAAGGAATTTACGCATCGATTTATACCCACAATTTTGCAGAACATTGCTAATTCGCATTTGTTCGCGCCTTGAGATATTTTTAGGATCGAGATTCAACGCTTCTCGCAAAACGTCAGCAGCACGTAAAAAACCACGCGTTCGCGGTTTTTCACCCGTCATCAAATCAGGCTCATCCAACCAACGTTCAATAATTTCTAACCAAGCGTCTTTAATGGTGTATTTTTCATAAATGTGTGAGGCTAAATATTCAGCGGCTTCATATTGGACACCATCCGCTTTAAACATTTCGCGGGCTTCGGCCCACAGTTGAAGAACATCACGCCGAATATCATCAACGTTGACCTTAATCACCTCGACCGGAAGCCAACGGCGATTACCCGTACGGTCGGCTAAGAACTCGTCCTCATTGGTGGTACCGATAATTAATGAACGACGCGGGAACTGTGTGGCAAACTCCTTAAACTTTGGGATCCAGTTCTCATGTGTGCGGGTGACAAAGGCTTTGATGGATTCAAGCTCTTTCGTATTCAGTCCGCGTAGCTCGCCAATTTCAGCGACTAAACGACCGCGCATTTTACGTGCTAAGTCATCATCTTTTTCAGCAAAAGAGATTTCTGTAAAGAACGTCGGATCAGGGCATAGCGCCGCGACCCCCGTGGACTTCCCACATCCTTGAGCACCAATTAAGATAGGCACCATGTCAGCTTTAATCCCCGGTACCAAAACACGCCCTGCCATCGCCGTCCACATATAGAGAGAAACAGCGCGGGTATAAGGTGTGTTCTCCGCACCAAAATGCGTGTGGTAAAACGTCTCAACACGCCTAACGCCATCCCACTCTAGGTTAGTCAGCCACTCGATAGCCGAGTCGAATTGATTCTCTTCCGCAGCAAGTAAAACCACATCACGGATCAGCTCACGCCCTACAGGTTTAAAATCGCGCTTTTCCATCGCAATACGTAAACGCGAATAGTCCGCATCGCTAAACTGTTGCCATTCATTGGTTCCGGTTGGCGCGAACATAATTTCATCGCGAAAGGTATCAAAGCGAATTTCGATATCGATAAAGTCGGGGTGCATGACCGCTTTAGCCACATTATCAATGGTAGATTCTATCCGGCCATATTTATCACGCTTAAATGAAGGTAAAGGCAATGGCTTGTTAACGACTTGGATCGCCTCAAAATCGTCTACGGTTACAACCGCTGTTTTTAAACGCTCACAACCAGGGTTAATCCACCCTTCTTTTTGGGCTAACGTGAATATCGCTTGGTAGCCGGTGCGGTCAGCACGGAGTTGAGACCACTTATTTATTGCAGCCTCTTCATCGCCCTTGTCTGCTTTAGCGGACCATTCAACCCATAACGCTTTGGCCTTATCTTCATAATCGGTATCTTTGAACCAGGCCAAACGATTCCCCATATCAACCCAAGTTGGGTAATTTTCAGCAAGGCGTAATACCTGCGGATGCCACAGCGCAGAGCGAATATCATCAAAAGTGTGACTATCAATGTGGCTTAAATCGACTAAGCGCGTTAGGTCATCGCCCGATACTGTATTAAAATCAGAGCCATCAACAGCGTTACTGTGCAAGACGAGATTGGATGCCAGAACGGTATCAACATTAATCACCGCACCATCGAACTCTAAGAATTCAGCGCCTTCATGCGGGGCAAATACCATATGAGATGGCTCATAAACAGAGCGATCCCATTTGACAGGCTCATCGCTTAACAGCTGGTAACAGTCCATGATCTCTTGTTCAACACGTGGACCTAATTCGGCATACATGTGAGCTGTCACGCTGTTATCTAGCATAATGCCGATGCGCCAGCGTTGCTCATTATTGGCGGTTGGGTGTTTATGGCTAGCCGTCGTATAACAAAAACAGCGGTACATACTCAGGACACCGGTTAACCGGTTCCAAGCATCTAAAGAGCAGCCATCCATATCTAACCAAAGAACATGACGATGACCGGCATTAGCCGCACTACGCCCTTTGGTTTTATTGATCAACGCACCCCAAATATAATTAAGACGTGCCTTTTTCTCACGCATGGCCTCTATTGAGTCATTTGGAGACACATTAATCGTTTTTTTAAGCGCTTTGATAGCTAACTTATACTCATCAAAGCTAGGCGCTTGCGCCAATTGAGGACGATTATCCCTAGCGGAGCGCCCTACTGAATAGGTGATCCGCATAGGCTAAACCTTCGTTGAAACTGATGAGCCCTTTAACAACCACTCCGGGTCACACTGTAAAACTTGTGCTAATTCAAGGATAAATCGAGGTCGAGAAATGACATTACTCTCTATTCTATTGATCGCTTGTTGCGTTAAACCTACTTCTTCAGCTAAATCGTGCTGCGTATAACCAAGTAGCTTACGTCTTTGTTTTACTCTATTACCAAGTGTCATTAACGACCCCCTTTAACAATATTCGTAGTATTTCATCACCACAAAAACTGTTTGTCAAATACAATAAAATTAGTATTAATAGTGGGAGGTAAAAATACTCCTAGGAATCACAAAAATGTCACTAGCAACAAGGGTACGACAGCGTAGGTTAGCACTTAATTTAACCCAATCTGAATTAGCTGAACGCGCAAATATCAGCCAGCAATCTGTCGAGTCGATTGAAAACGGTAGGACACGAAAACCAAGAAATATCATAGAACTGGCTAAAGCTTTACAGTGTCACCCAGAGTGGCTACTCAATGGTAAAAGCATTATGCCAATGGCGGAGGTAAACTCTCGTAGAGTTCCCCTATTAAGCTACGTTCAGGCCGGATTATTTAAGGATGCAGACCCCATTACTGATCATGAAGGAAATTTTGAATATATCTTAGTTGATGATGATATTAGTGAAAACGCATTCGCACTAAGAATAGAAGGTGACAGCATGAACCCTGAGTTTAAAGAGGGGGATATCGTTGTTATCGACACGGAACTTTGCCCTAATCCTGGCGAATTCGTTTTTGCAAAAAATGGCGGAAATCAGGGAACATTTAAGAAGTATCGCCCGCTAGGCATTGGTACCGGCGAGTTTGAGCTTGTTCCGTTAAATCCCGATTATCCTACACTCAATAGCCACGACTACCAAATTGCGCTTATTGGTGTCATGGTGGAACACCGAATTTACCGTCGAAAAAGGTAATTTCTCCCCCCAATTCCTTCAAAGAGAGTTTTCTTGCAAGCAGCCAAGAAGACTCTTTGCCACATCTCCATATCATTTTTACTCGTTTAATTAATTTATAAAACAAATAGATAAGTATCTCACAGACTAAAATACAATTTTAACTGTTTACAAATACTATTTTTATAGTATTGTTATTCACACGACTTACCACATAACTAGTAAGATTTTGCTCTTTAACAATCTAGAAAGTCGGAACAGTACAAAGCCACCTGTTTAGACCCCTACGCAAAAATGCGACGTATTAGCAGGCACGATCTGTTTGCTAAGAAGGTTACTTCCGCACGAGAGTGAGAACGGCAAGGAATGGGCAACACTGGCAGTAAGGCGTTGTACAAACGCAAAACCACTCATTATAGGCCATTCAATGAGTGGCCTATGCTGAGTTGATTAATAGGCAGGCGATGGAGATATGTGTGAATGCTTTACGAAACTAGGCAAGGACATGGAAAGTCGCATCAAAGCAAAACGTCCAGAAGACGCAAACCTACGATCCGCTGGGGGAAAACAGTCGGGCTTGTTTATGTCTAGCGGCATCATGTCAGTTAATTATTTCATTGAATACAGTATCAGTTATCAAGAATTCAAGAAGGACGGCACACCAAAAGCTCGCATGACTAGGCAGGATTTCCCCGTTACATTCTCGTTCTGCCCTTTCTGCGGCGTGAAATATAACAGCTAGCATCGTGTTTAGTTAAAAATGGTAGTTAACTACTTAGCTTTAAGCGAATCAACGCAACTTATTAGTGCATCTGCGGCATTGACTTGAGATTCATCTATGGATAAATAAATATTATCTGAAAGGCTAATGTCAATTCTTGCTCCGCCATAGTTATGGTTAAGGATATTGATAACCCCAAAACTATAGCCGGTTAGTGACGATTTATTTTTTATGTCTATGGGGTTTGTCATTTTTACAATCAATTTCTTGCTGTCGTACAAGTCATCTTTTAACTCAGCCAAATAAATATTTTCACACTCAACAGAGAAGCCCTTCTCTTCTATAGAGTCTGGCCTAAATACAATACAAACATCATCCGGCTTGCACTGATTTGTAGCCATGCCAGATGCTGAGAACAAGATCGCCGCAGCAGTAAGTAATTTCACAATCATAATCCATTTATTTAAGTGAAATGGAGTATATCAGTATTTGTGTTTAATGATAACGCAAAGGAGTATTGTCAATGATCATCAAAAATACTCCACCTAATATTTAAAAAATAATTCTTTATTATTCCTCGGAAATCATTCAATGAAAAAAGCCAAAGTGTTGCCATCGGATAAATTTCCGATGAATAACAACGTTCGCCGTTTACGTTATCAACAAAAACGTGAAGCTCTTAAACAAAATCCTAACACCACCTTCCCTATCACCTTATATCTTTGAGGTATCAAAATGAGTCTCGAACTAGCAATTAAAGAAAACACCGAAGTCATGCGCCAATTAATTGCCACAATGCAATCAGGCGCAGTCGCACAGCCTCATACCACATTAACACTAGATGCAGAATCTCAACTGAGCAAAGCTGAAACAAAAACAATCAGTAAAAAAGAAACTGCTAAAATAGACACACACTCTGTCATTAACCCGGTTGATATTCATACCCTCAATTTAGAGCAACTCGCTGTCTTAGCGGTATTATTTAACGGTAACTTTGACGAACTCACGACTGAACAACTTGATAAAGTCAATGCAACCATAGCTGCTACGGGTAAACATCGGAATACCCAAGCCGATGCCCTCTATATGGCGCTAGTGAATTTAGAGGAAGTCACCAACTTACCAAATAACACCATCCACGACCTGTGTTTGGAAATGCTACGCCATTGGTCTGATATCGTCGGTATTACTGAACGTCGCGAATTTGCTATCGAACTTCTCAGGGCCGGTAAGGTCACGAGCAAAGCGCCAGAAGATACCGACCCTAAAGTGCTGTTTGAGCAAGCTGAAAAACTCATTTTGCAGTTAGCAAAAGGCGGCTATCGCAATAACGCGGTTGAAATTCTTACTCAGTTTGGTGCTAAAAAATTAGGTCAAGTGCCCGAAGATAAATTAGCCGAAGTGGTTGCGCTGGCGAAAAAAGCCTTAGAAAGTTAACTCGCTGATATGCAGCAGGAACTTATCCTTAGAATTAACGGTACTCAATACGAAACCTGAATTGACTTTAGCAAGTACCGTCGCTCATACGCTGGGTGAATCTGTTTTACAAACTCGATAAGAAAATAGCTCAGGGCTAGGTCATATCCGTTAAATAAAACAGATAGCCCATAAGTTAATGCTGAAATAGCCGAGGCAATAAGCCCGCATGTTAACACCGTTTGGTAACTCGCCGCAGGAAAGAACTATTCTATACAAGCCACACACTATAAGGCTTAAAGCTAGTCACGAATAAATGGGGTAGCCAAGCTAAAATTGACAAAACCGAAAATTGGTTAAGCAAGTTAACCCTCATCGCTAGACAAAACTCGCGGCACTCATTCGCTGAGCTGAAGGTAAGCCTGTGATTGTATTCCCCGCTGCCCTCATTATGAATCCTAAAAATGATTTTGATAATGTGACCGAAAAATCACTTATCGCTGATCCCATTTAATTAAAGGTCCCCAATATGAAAGTTAAATTATCCAACGTCCGTTTGGCATTCCCTGATTTATTTGAAGCAACCCAAGTTAACGGGCAAGGTGATTATAAATTCCGCGGAACGTTTCTCATCCCGAAAAACCGTACTGATTTAATCGAAGCGATTGAAAGCGCGATTAAACAAGCCGCTACCGCAAAATGGGGGGCAAAAGCCAGTGCTATTCTCAAATCAATTCGTGGTAATTCTAAACGTTTTAACTTCCGTGATGGTGATGAAAAGATTGAGTATGACGGTTATGCAGATCATATGTACATCAGTGCGAGCAATAAAGTGCGACCGCTGGTTATTGACCGTGACCGCACTCCGTTAACAACACAAGATCATCGCCCTTACTCCGGTTGTTATGTTAACGCAACCATCACCATTTTTGCCTATGACAACCAAGGCAAGGGTATTTCCGCCTCACTTGGTGGTGTTCAGTTCTTCCGTGATGGTGACGCTTTCGCAGGTGCCCGTGTCGCGAGTGAAGATGATTTCGACGACTTAAGCGTCGCCGAAGAGGAAGAATCACTAATCTAGTTCTCTTGTTATATTTGACGGGAAGGAATATTCGTATTTCTTCCCATAACTTGAAAGGTAAATTATTTCAACTTGAAAGTTATATGTTTTATTTTTTGTGTATCGAGCCATTTCATTTAAATATTTAGCACAATCTATTCTGGTAATTGGGGTACTAATCGCAATTAACGGCTCCATTTTATCTACTGCTAACGAATTTCCTTTTTTAGGGTACCCCATCCTTAAACAAGTTTGATTGAATTCAATTATATCCGCTAACGCTATAGAGGGACTTTTTTCGCTGGTATCAGATAAATCAAATTTCTGACCGTTTTTATCAATAACTATTAAATTTTCAATATAGCCAACGCCAGGACCATCATTATAAAAATAAAAACCTATCCCGTTATTATTAGGATCCGCTTGGGGAACAATAGAAATACGAGGCTGAACCGCACGAATAAAGTTAGCTTCCTGACTTTTATTTCCTGAATAAGTAAGGTAAACAGCCACGGCAGATACCGCTAGTGATAAAATTGCAATACCGAGTGCCAATCTATCCCTACTATTACTCATACATTACCTCCTATAAATTATGAAAAATACACTCTGGCTAGACCTCGAAACATTCAGTGAAAAGCCAATTCAATACGGTACGCATTCTTACGCAGAAACCGTTGAAATTATGCTTTTTGCTTGGGCGTTAAACAACGATTCAGTTAACGTTTGGGATATTACGCATAAATCCTCTATGCCTGCTGAATTAAAGCAAGCGTTAACAGACCCTAACACTATAATTTATGCACATAACAGCCATTTTGACCGCACCATGCTCAACCATAGTGGTATCAAAATAGATGTTAGTCGTTGGCGTGATACGATGGTACAAGCACTCGCGCACGGTTTACCCGGTGCTTTAGGGGTGTTATGTGACGTGCTTGGTGTGCCTTTGGATAAAGCCAAAGACCAAGAAGGTAAAGCATTAATACAGCTATTTTGTAAGCCTCGACCTAACAACTCAGCATTACGCCGCGCAACAAGCAAAACCCATCCCGAAGAGTGGAAACGTTTTGTGGCCTATGCAGGGCGAGATATCGAAGCCATGCGCGAAGTGCACCAACGTTTGCCAAATTGGAACTACCGCGACAGTGAATTAAAACACTGGCATCGTGACCAACGAATTAACGATCGCGGGGTGTGTATGGATATTCAATTAGCCGCCTCCGCGATTAAAGCGGTTGAAGTTGAGCAAAAACGTTTAGCCCAACTCACCCAAAAACTGACAGATAATGAAGTTCAGGCGGCAACTCAGCGTGATGCCCTACTAAAACATATCTCTGCCGCTTTTGGTGTTGATTTGCCTGATATGCAAAAAAGCACATTAGAACGTCGCATTAACGATCCGGATATTCCCTTATCTCTACGTGAATTGTTAGCCATTCGATTACAAGCCAGTAGCACCAGCACCAGTAAATACAAAGCGCTGATCAATGGCGTAAGCTCAGACGGTCGTTTACGTGGAACATTGCAATTTTGTGGTGCTTCACGCACAGGGCGTTGGGCGGGTCGATTATTTCAGCCACAAAATTTACCAAGGCCAACACTTGACCAAGAGACCATTGATAACGGTATTGAAGCGTTAAAAGCAGGATGTGCCGACCTCATTTACGATGACATTATGCAACTGACCAGCTCAGCTTTGCGCGGTTGCATTATGGCACCTGAAGGTAAAAAGCTTGTAGTATCCGACCTTTCCAA